CGACTTTGCCTCCGGCACTACCCTCTCGGCCGACTCGGCGTTTATCCGCGTCACCGACAGCGGAGCGGGCACGGGCAAGATGACTCGCCTGATGAACATCGCAACCGGCACCGGCGTATTTACTGCAGCCACCTCCTCAAGCACCTTGGCCGGCGGCATCAAGGTCCGCATCGGCGGCTCCGATTACTTCCTGGTGGTTGCAAGCGCCATTTCTTAATGCAAATAACCAAGGATTTCCTTCAGTCTGAGATCGACGACCTGGAGCGTGAGATGACAAAGGCAAACACCTTTGTCGTCCAGGCCCAGGCGACGATCGCGGCATATAAGATGCTGATAAACAGGCTGGAGGCGCCAGAAGAGGAGAATCATGCGTCAGACCACAGTAACGGTCCCCAACTTGCTGGGGGCCACGGAGACACCTCCGGTAGTACTTGACCAGTACCTGACACCGTTTAGCGTATCGTACGCGAAGACGGGCACGGGCACGGTTGAGGTATCTTTGACCGATCCGTTTCCTGTTTCAAACGGAGACTTTGTCGCTCCAACGTTTACCTGGATTACGGCCCCAACAACCGCGCCAAACAGCGCAACATCGTTGGGACAGCCGTTTAGGGCCATTCGCCTAAGTAGCGCATCGCCCGGAGATACGCTTACCGTAGTTCAGGCCGGAGTTAAGTAGTGCCTGTTTACCTCGATACTCGGGGTAATACGGTCCTGTCTGTTGCGATCTGCGATCGCTGCAACAGGAAGTTTCCCTACGTGGACCTCATGCCGGACCCAAACTTTCCGGGCATGAGGGTCTGCAAGGAAGACCTGGATAACTACGATCCCTGGCGGCTCCCGGCAAGGCAAACAGAAAACATCGCGCTTCGGTTCCCGAGGCCTGATGTTAGCATCGCTTTGCCTGCGAATTTGATCAATACCGAAGGCGATCCAAACACACAGCAGCAGTACGACAACTTCTTCATCGACGGAACGCCGTACGGTGAGGCTGGCGGAACGGGCGACTTAAACCTGGCCAGCAAGTTTGTTGCGAATCCTCCCCCGCTAAACCCTGTAATCTACAACATATCACCCACCACGGGACCCTTGGCTGGCGGGACTACCGTCACGATCAATGGCGTCAATTTTACAAACGTGATGACGGTAAAGTTTGGGGGTCAGGTCGCAACGTTTACAATTAACAGCTCTATCCAGATAACGGCGACGTCCCCGGCGCAAGTAACGACGGGCCCGGTTGACGTCTCTGCCGCATCCACATACGGCACGGCAATTCTGCACGGCGCGTTTACGTACACATAAAAAATGGCCAATAAATCCATAACCCAGCTGCCGGTTGCGCAGACGTTGTCAGGCAACGAGGTACTGCCGCTCGTACAAAACGGCGTCACCAAGCAGGCCTCAGTGTCGCAGGTGGCCAACATAGTCATACCCGGAAAGTTTATTACAAACATCACGTACGACCCGTCGACGTACATGATGACGGTTTTCTACAGCGACGGATCGACTCAGATGATTGGTCCGATACCGGGCTACAAGAGCGCCTACATCAGCGGCGGCGATCTGTACCTGGTCGACACAAACAACGTCGCGTACAACATCGGGACCGTGGTAGGAGCGTCCGGCGCGTCTGGAGCCAGCGGTTTCTCTGGATTCTCGGGCGCGACCGGAGCCTCAGGGTTCAGCGGATTTTCAGGAGCGACCGGAGCCTCAGGTGTTAGTGGGTTTTCCGGGGCTTCTGGTTTTAGCGGCCAATCCGGCACTTCTGGTTTTAGTGGATTCTCTGGCGAGTCAGGTTCTAGCGGATTCTCGGGTGAGTCAGGGTATAGCGGTTTTTCAGGAGGGTCTGGTTTTAGTGGATTCTCTGGCGAGTCAGGCTACAGTGGATTTTCAGGAATCTCTGGCTTTTCTGGTATTTCCGGATTCTCCGGCGAGTCAGGATTTAGTGGATTCTCTGGTACCTCGGGGCTTAGTGGATTCTCTGGCGAGTCTGGATACAGCGGCTTCTCCGGCGTATCAGGATTTTCTGGTGAGTCAGGATTTAGCGGATTCTCCGGCCAGTCTGGATACAGCGGCTCGGGAGTAAGCGGTTACAGCGGGTTCTCCGGAGAGTCTGGCTACAGCGGCTTCTCTGGCATATCAGGATTCTCTGGCGAGTCAGGATTCTCAGGCATCAGCGGCTTTTCAGGAGAGTCCGGCTTCAGCGGATTCTCCGGCATCTCCGGGTTTAGTGGCTTCTCAGGCGAGTCTGGATACAGCGGGTTCTCCGGGTCCGGAACTAGCGGGTTTAGCGGAACAAGCGGTTTCTCCGGATTCTCCGGCACGTCCGGATTCTCCGGGATATCCGGTTTCTCTGGCTTCTCCGGAAAGTCCGGCCTGGGTGGCGCGATCGGATCCTGGGGCTCGTTCTGGGACACAACGGACCAGATTGCAACGTCGGCCAACACGGCCTACTCGGTCAACCTTAACAGCGCCGACCCCGCAAACCAGGGCGTCAGCGTCGTATCAAACAGCCGAGTAACGTTTGACAATCAGGGCGTCTACAGCCTGACGTTCTCGATTCAGTTTGTAAACACCGATACACAAATTCACGACGTAAACGTCTGGCTTCGCAAAAACAACGCAGGCAGCGCCGGCGACGTTCCCGACAGCGATACTCGGCTCAGTATTCAACAAAGACACGGTAACGTAGACGGATATGGGCTGATGACGGTCAACTTTGTGTTGGCTTTGCAGCCCAACGACTACATTGAAATGATATGGTCTACGACAGACACCGCCATATCTATTCAGTCCGTCCCCGCGGGGACATCTCCGGTGAGTCCCTCAATCCCTGGCGTTATCTTCACCGCGACTCAGGTGATGTACACCCAATCGGGCTACAGCGGAACGTCAGGATTTAGCGGATTCTCCGGCACATCCGGCTTTTCCGGAACCAGCGGCTTCTCCGGATTCTCTGGCGAGTCAGGATTCTCCGGCTACAGCGGCAGCGGCGTATCGGGATACAGTGGATTCTCTGGTATCTCCGGATTCAGTGGCTTCTCGGGTGAGTCTGGCTACAGCGGCTTTTCAGGCATCAGCGGCTTCTCCGGAATAAGTGGATTCTCAGGCGAGTCTGGCTACAGCGGCTTCTCTGGCACGTCAGGGTTTAGCGGTAGCGGCGTATCGGGATTTAGCGGGTTCTCTGGGATCTCCGGGTTCAGCGGATTCTCGGGTGAATCAGGAGCTAGTGGATTCTCTGGCATATCAGGCTACAGTGGGTTCTCAGGCATCTCCGGGTTCTCCGGAACGAGCGGATTCTCTGGATTCTCCGGCACGAGCGGGTTCTCCGGTACATCAGGCTTTAGCGGTAGCGGGGTATCAGGCTTTAGCGGATTCTCGGGCTTCTCTGGCTTCAGCGGATCCAGCGCCTCGAGCATCTCGATCAGCAACGACACCGCCACCAGCACCAACATCTACCCGGTATCGGTGACTGGCACCAGCGGAACGGCCAGCACGATATACACCAGCAACGCCAACCTTCTCTACAAGCCCTCCACGGGAGAGCTGCAGGCCCAGGAGATGGTTGCAATAAACGGTCTTTTTGTTAATAATATGACCGTGGCCCTGACCTACTCAATTCCGTCAGGATACTCGGCCCACTCTGTGGGACCAATGACCGTAAACTCAGGAGTGACCGTCACGGTGCCAAGCGGCAGCCGCTGGCTTGTATTCTAAACGCAGGCTCGTAGGAGCCTAGGGAGCAACATGAAGTACAGCGTTGTAATACCGACGTACAACAACTGCGAACGATTTTTAAAGCCGTGCGTAGACTCGATCTTTAAATACACCGACCTGTCGTCCATTGAGCTGATTATATCCGCCAATGGTTGCACGGACAACACAAAGCGCTACCTGGACTATTTGATCAGCGCCTTTGAGTTTTACGGGCTTAAGGACAACATTAAGTACATCGTGCACGGCCAGCCGCTTGGATACGCCAGGGCGTGCAACGAGGGAATAAGGCTGGCAACAGCCGACAGGATAGTGCTGCTAAACAACGACATTATCCTCCTGGATCAGGCCAAGAACCAGTGGCTTGAGATGCTGGAGAGGCCATTCTTAGAGGGCCCAGGTGTCGGTATCTGCGGCCCGGTGTGTCAGCACTCACCGGACGCGGGTCACGACTTCTGTGTATTCTTCTGTGCCATGATCGACAGGAAGGTCTTCGACCGTGTCGGTTTGCTAAACGAATCGTACGGAACGGGCACCGGGGAGGATGTAGAGTTTTGCATCGAGGCCTTCCGTGCCGGTTTTAAATTAGCAGAGCCGGCACCGAAAAAGCTTATCAGCCCAGAGATGTACGCCGGGCCATTCCCGATCTACCACTACGGGGAGGGAACGATGCACGATCCCTCGCTGGTGCAGGACTTTAACAGCGTATTTAAAAAGAACTGCCGCAAGCTGGCCAGGAAGTACAACCCACAAAAGTACAAGTGGGACCTGATGAACAATTGGGAGCGTTACCTGGCGATTAAGGGCGAGGAGGTAATGCCCAGGGAAAAGGGCAGGTATCTCTGGGCGGCGAGTAAGTTAATTGGCAGCAGTGTCCTGGAGATCGGCTGCTCAAACGGGTACGGGTCGCAGTTTTTTGGTGACGAGGTCGACTACCTCGGACTTGACTACGACGAGCCCATCATAGAGGTCGCGCGCGAGGAGGGATGGGGAGACAACAAGAGGTTTGTCCATGCCGATATAAATACATTTGATCTTGGCCGGTACGATACGATAGTCGCGATGGAGGTCATAGAGCACCTAGATAACGGTCTCGAGATTGCGCAGAGGTTAAAGGGGCACTGCAGGCGTCTGCTTATCACGGTTCCCTACATGGAGACACCAGGGTTCTGGGGCGAGCACCACCGGCTGCACATGCTAAACGAGAGCCACCTTCCTAACTTTACGTACCAGTTTATGGGCGAGCACGGGGCAATAGCCGACCGCCCGCATGATGGCATGAACCTGATGATGTGTGAGTACAATGCCTAGCGTGTTGTGCTCGATCGCAACCCGAGGCAGGTACTTCACGACTCTGCCGCAGGTTTTGCTAGCCGTTGCCAACCAGACACGAAAGGTCGATAGGCTGGTCGTGTTCGACGACAACGACGAGCCCAAGGACATGAGACAGGAGTCGGTGTACCAGAACATATTCTGGATGCTCAACTCCAAGGGCATAAGGTGGGAGTGGCTCTTTGCGGAAAAGAAGGGCCAGCACCACATCCATCAGAGGGCTAACCTGATGGGGAGCGAGTGGGTATGGCGAGTCGACGACGATGCCGTACCGGAGCCCAACGTGCTGGAGACGCTGATGGGCCACGTCGAGGATGGCGTTGGCGCCGTCGCGGGGTCTGTCTTGAACCCACCGCACGAGCCGACAGTACTAAACTCAAGCGGGCTGATTGACAACATAGACAAGGAGCCCAACCTGCAGTGGGGCCTGATTGAGCGACCGAGGCAGGTAGAGCACCTCTACTGCAGCTTTATCTACCGCGCCAGAGTGCACGACTTTAACACCGGGCTCTCGCGCGTGGCGCACCGTGAGGAGACACTGTTTAGCTGGGGCCTGCACCAAAAAGGGTACAGGCTTTTGGTAGTACCCAACGCCGTGACGTGGCACCTGAAGAGCCCAACCGGCGGTATAAGAGACGGGTCACGGGAGGAGATGTTCAGGCGAGACGATGAGATATTCAGGAACCACCTATTGCATCGTGACAAGACAATCGTAGTACTAAACGGCGGTATGGGCGATCATGTGGTGTTTAGCCACGTACTGCCGGATGTCAAAAACCCGGAGGTATTTACCTGCTACCCCGAGATCGTGCCGGGTAGGTCGATAGCGGAGGCTCAGCACCTATTCGGCGACATCGAGAGGTTCAACGTATACGCCAAGATGTCGCAGTGGAACTGGAAAGATAGCCTTGAGAACGCCTTCCGAAAGATGTACACATGATAGTCATCTCTCCGTTCTCCAAGAGGCTGACAAACGGCAGGGAGAATCCCAAGAACTATCCGTTCTGGGATCAGCTTGTCGCCTTGATCGAGGAGCCCATAGTGCAGGTGGGGGTGACGGGTGAGAGGCAGATCGTGGGCGATTTTAGGGTCAATTTGTGCATAAGTGAGTTAAGAAGGCTAATAAATGAGTGCAGGACCTGGGTCTCCTGCGACAGCTTCTTCCAGCACCTGGCCTGGGACGAGGGCAAGCCGGGGGTGGTCCTGTGGGGCCCGTCCGACCCTCTGATATTTGGACACCCCGAGAACGTGAATTTATTAAAAGACAGAAAGTACTTGGCCCCGAACCAGTTTTTGTGGTGGGAGCAGACCCCGCACGACCCAGAGAGGTTTGTCGGGCCCGAAGAGGTGTTAAAACATTTAGGCAAGACAACAACACATGGCACAGACTAACTTTACACCGATAGCGGTATACCACAGCAGCACGCCATCGGCCTCGCCCACCGCGGGCAACCTGGTCGATGGGGAGCTGGCCCTAAACCTGTCCGACGGCAAGCTGTTTTACAAGGACGCGGGAGGGGTCGTTCAGGTCGTGGCCAGCAAGGACGCCGTCGATGGAAACTTTACCACCGTCGACACGACCAACCTGGAGGTCACCAACGTCAAGGCCAAGGACGGGACGGCGTCGGCGACGATAGCCAACTCGACAGGGTACTGGACCTTCTCCGGCACGGGTGCGTTTACTGCGCCCGTCGGGAGCACCGGGCAGAGGCCAGGGAGCCCCGTAAACGGCATGCTGAGGTACAACTCCTCACTCGGCCAGTTTGAGGGCTACGTGGCCGGGGATTGGGGAGGCATCGGAGGGGCCCAGGCTGGTGGTGCGATTATGACCAACAAGGACCTGGCAAGCGTCAGCTACACGATCGCACCCGGCGAGAACGGTCTCAGCGTTGGTCCGATAACGATCGACACGGGTGTGACAATCACAGTATCTTCAGGCCAGCGCTGGCTGGTTCTCTAAGGAGCAAGGCATGAGTTTGATATTAAGCGGAACAGACGGTCTATCAGACGTAGACGGCTCGGCATCTACCCCAGCCATTCGTGGCACGGACACAAACACAGGTATCTTCTTCCCTGCTGCGGATACTATTGCCTTTGCAGAAGGTGGTTCTGAGGTAGCAAGGTTTGATTCAAACGGCAGGTTGGGAATTAATACGACTTCGCCAGATGCTTTACTTACTGTAAACGGAGTCGGTGCTTTTGGTGATGGAGCAGCTTCTACTCCAAGTATCTCCAACACAGGCGATTTAAATACCGGAGTTTGGTTTCCAGCCGCGGACACTATTGCATTTTCTACTGGCGGTAGCGAACGTCTGCGTATGGACGACAACAACCGGCTGTTGTTTGGAACAACCTCAGCATTTTATGGTAGTGCTGGTCGTGCAGAATTTGATATCAATGGTTCTAGTGAAGCAATACTAGCTTTTGGAACTGGTGGAACAGCTAAAGGATATCTATTCCATGATGGAACAACGCAGTTTCTTTACAACGTAGCAAATGGCGCACTAACGTTCGGTACCAACAACGCCGAGCGTATGCGTATCGACTCCAGCGGTAATGTTGGGATTGGTGCTACTAGTCTTTCGTACAAATTAGATATTGGAACAACGTCTGATGCTTCTAATTATATAAACATACGCACATCAACTACAGGTGAAAGTGGTGTGTTTTTTTCAGACACTAACAGTGGTCAGGGCGGGATTAGATATAGCCACACTTCTGATGCTTTAAGATTTTTTGCAAATGACGCAGAGCATATGCGTATCACCTCCAGCGGTAGGGTTGGTATTGGTAATAGTTCACCTACTGATGCACTTACTATCGGAACAAATAGTGCTGGTGGAAATATAAGAATAAACTCATCAAGCGCAGGAGGTAACGGTTTACTTAGATTTTATGACACCGCTAACTCAGAGGGGATGCAGATAAATGTTGATACTAGCCAACTGACATTTTATGGTTTTGGTAGTAGAGCAATGCGGTTTTTCACCAACGAAACCGAGCGCGCCCGCATCACCAGCGGTGGTGAGTTTTTGATTGGAATAACATCAGGGAATTTATTTGAAGTATATGGCTCTAGGGGCGGTCAAAATTTAGCTGCATTTACTAATACTAGTTCAACTGGGTATGGACTAACTGTTGCTGTAAGCAATAATTCATCAAGCACATATCGTTATTTTGAGGGTGTTGAAAGTGGTACAACTCAGCGCATTGCAATTTATACCAATGGCGATGTCAAAAACACCAACAATAGTTATGGTTCATTGTCTGACATAAAACTCAAGCAAGATATTGTTGACGCCGGTTCGCAATGGAATGACATTAAATCTTTGCGTATCAGAAAGTATCGCTTTAAAGACAATCCAGACGGATCACTTCAGCTTGGTGTTATTGCCCAAGAAATTGAAAATGTATCTCCAGGTTTGATTGAAAATCATCCAGATGAGGAAAGAGTAACCCGTACCCGTGAGGTTGAGAAAACCCGTGAGGTAGAGGTCACACCGGCTGTGCTGGACGAGGAAGGCAATGTTGTTGAGACTGCTGTCATGGGGACAGAGACTTACACGGATACCGAGGAATACACCGAATGTGTAGCAACCGGCACATTTACCAAGTCAGTCAAGTATTCCATCCTCTACATGAAAGCAGTCAAAGCCCTACAAGAAGCGATGGCTCGGATTGAAACCTTGGAAGCACAGAACGCCGCATTTGAGGCACGACTGGCTGCATTGGAGGCTAAATGAACGACCAGACCCCCATCACACTAAACCTTGAACTGCACGAGGTAAACGGCATCCTTGCCGCTTTGGGCGAGCTTCCGATTAAGAGCAACGCCATGTTTTTGATTGCCAAGATCCAGCAGCAGGCACAGCCGCAAGTGCCACAGGAAAATAAGGAGTACTAACTTGTCAAAGATCGCACTAGAGGGCAACGCAAGCGGCACAGGCACGTTGACGATTGCCAGTCAAAATACAAACAGTAATTACACTTTAACAATCCCTAATACGACAGGCAATATTGTCACAACAGGAGACTCAGGAACAGTTAGTCAAACAATGTTGGCTACCGGGGTGTCTGGTAGCGGCCCTGCGTTTAGTGCTTATGCAAGCGCAACCACAAGTGTTTCAAATGTAACTTTTACAAAAGTAAATTTTGCAACAGAAAATTTTGATACTAATAACAATTTTGCATCTAGCAGATTTACTCCAACCGTTGCCGGATATTATCAAATTTCTTTTTCAGTTTGTTTGGCAACATCATCATCAACATTCTGCTCTCTTTATAAAAATGGTTCTGGATTTGTTGATATTCCAGGTGTTGGAATTTCAGGAGTTATAGATTCAACGTCAAGCACAAGTTTAGTTATGTATTTAAACGGAACAACTGATTATGTAGAGGTATATTGTTATCAAAATACTGGTAGCACCATAAATGCACAAGCAAATTCAAAAGGTACTTGGTTCACAGGCGCATTAGTGAGGGCCGCATAATGACACTCTATGACAAAATTATTACCATTTATCCAAACCTGACTGCTCAGGACTTTATGACCGTCATTCGCCTGCAAAACGATTCCGATGGTCGTGGTGACTACATCGCCAAGTGGGAACACCCAACCTTGCTTCGTCCAACCGATGAGCAACTTAATGCAGTAAAGGAATAAAAAATGCCCTCAACCATACTCTCAGATAACGGCGTAACCAGCGGTACGTCTGGTATCAAGACCACCGGGTCAAACGACGGAGCCTTAGCTCTACAGACCACCACCGCCGGGGGAACGGCCACGACTGCGCTGACGATAGACACGAGTCAAAGAGTAATTTTGGCCGGTACGTTAAGAACTGCAACTATCCAAGACGCCAGCGGTGGCAATACCGCTACGATAAACAGCATGACCCCTACTGCGGATAGTCTGCAAGGCTTCCGCAACCGCATCATCAATGGAGGTATGCAAATTGACCAGCGTAATGCTGGTGCGAGTGTGACTATCCCTGCGGCTTCGTTTACCTATGTTGTAGATAGATGGACTGGATATGGCGAACAAGCATCTAAATTTAGTTTGCAACAATCAACTACAGCGCCAACAGGTTTTATAAATTCATTGTTGGCTACTTCTTTGTCTGCTTATTCGGTTTTATCTACAGATCAATTTCAAATTACCCAGAATATTGAAGGTCTAAATGTCACGGATTTAGGATGGGGAACCGCAAGCGCTCAAAATGTAACGCTATCTTTTTGGGTTCGTAGTTCGTTAACAGGAACATTTGGCGGTGCTATTAGAAATAGTGCAGTAAATAGAAGTTATCCATTTTCGTTCACAATAAACTCAGCAAACACTTTTGAATATAAAACAATAACCATTTCTGGTGATACCTCTGGAACTTGGCTTACAACCAACGGTATTGGAATAAGAATTACCTTTAGTATGGGTGCTGGTTCAAATTCGTTAGGAACGGCAAATACATGGGCATCTGCAAATTATATTGCGGCTACTGGGTCACAAAATTTAGTCGGAACCAACGGCGCAACCTTCTACATCACCGGAGTCCAACTAGAAGTAGGTTCTGTTGCCACCCCGTTTGAGCGCAGACCGTATGGTACTGAGTTAGCGTTGTGTCAGCGGTATTACTATAAAGTTTCTGGAAATAGCGGTCAAACTTTTGGTGCTGGGTTTAGTAACTCATCAACACTTGGCATTGGATATGTTCAATTTTCAACAACTATGAGAACAAATCCTTCAGCACTAGAACAAACCGGCACAGCATCAAATTATAGAGTAGATGTTGGTGGAAATAACATTGCTTGTAGTTCTGTTCCGGTTTTTGCAAGCGCAACCACAATCGGAAGCCAAGTTCAATTTACAACTGCTAGCGGTCAAACAACTGGTCAAGGGTGTTTATTTACTTCTAATGCAACTGGTGCTTATCTTGCTTGGAGTGCCGAATTATGATTTTCAAAATGCTACCCAAACAAAATCAAGAAGCCGAACAAATCTTCGCTCGTATTGACGGTGACGGTTTATGTCGTGAGACTTGTATTGCTGAACACCCACCATTCCAAGAATATTTAAAAAATGGTGGTCAGTTACAAGACGCTGACGGTAATGTGATGTCGGCTGATGCCGCCAAGACCTTTGTGGAGTCGTTGTCCTAAATGGAAACCCAGACCATTATCAACGTCGCCATAGGCCTGGCGGGATTCTTCGGGGGTTGGGTACTCAACAGCCTATCACGCTCGATCATCCGAATCGAGGACCGCATATCCGAGATGCCGCTGCTATACGTCACCAAGGACGACTACAAGCGCGACATAGACGAGATCAAGGGCATGCTGGTCAGGATATTCGACAAGCTGGAAGACAAGGCAGACAAATAACAACTATAAAGATGGAGCTACATATTGCCGCAGCTACCGGACCCAGTCGACCCAAGCAAGGCCGTGCAGGCGGCCCTGGGCGGCATCAAGGAGGCCATCAAGGCCGGACGAGACATCAAGGAGACGGCCAAGGAGGTCAATACCTTTCTGGACGAGGAGGCTCGTGCCCGCGTTGCCTGGCGCAGGAAGCAGCAGGAGGTCCAGCGCCGTGGCGACATGATGTACATCGACGCCATCAACGAGTACCGGGTACTCTACAACCTCAGGCAGAGTAAAGAGCAGGCCTTCAAGCAGATCGAGCGCGAGTTTGGCAAGCGGGCGATACAGGAGGTCGAAGAGCTCGAGTCCAGACTGCGACGAGAGCGCAAGGAGCTTCAAAAAGAATACGACAGCGATCGACAGGCCACCAGGAACGAGTGGCTGATGGTCGGTCTGGCCGCGGCGCTGATATACGCCGTCCTGAAGCTGACAAAGGTATGGTAACGGGAGGACACAACTACATGATACCAATCGCGACACTGCTTGATGTGGGGACAAAGATCCTCGACAAGGTAATACCCGACCCAGAGGCCAAGGCAAGGGCGCAGGCCGAGCTTCTAAAGCTTCAGCAGGAGGGCAGGCTGGCCGAGCTGCAGGCGGATAACGTCGAGGCACAGGAGCTCACCAAGCGCCACGAGGCCGACATGAAGTCCGACTCATGGCTCTCCAAAAACATCCGCCCCATGACTCTGGTGTTTATCCTGCTCACGTACACCTCCTTTGGCCTGATGTCGGCCTGGGACCTCGAGGTAAACAACAACTACGTCGAGCTACTGGGCCAGTGGGGCATGCTGATCATGTCCTTCTACTTCGGAGGACGCACGCTTGAGAAGATCATGGACATGAAGGCAAAACAGAAATGAACCTCACCCCAAACTTTACCCTCTCCGAGATGGTCAAGTCCGAGACCGCGCTCAGGCACGGCATGGACAACACCCCGGGAGATAAAGAGATCGAGAGCCTGCAGCTGCTGGCAGAGAAGGTACTGCAGCCCGTTCGTGACGCATTCCAGCGCGGTGTCAAAGTCAACTCAGGGTACCGAGCGCCTGCCGTGAACCAGAAGGTCGGCGGTTCTCCCACATCGGACCACTGCAAGGGACAGGCCGCCGACATCGAGATACCCGGCGTGCCAAACGTCAACCTGGCCCGGTGGATAGTCGAGAACCTAGACTTTACACAGGTCATACTGGAGTTCTACACGCCAGGCGTCGCAGACTCCGGGTGGGTACACGTCTCGTACGATCCTCAAAACCTTAAAAAACAGGCACTTACGGCAGTAAAAAGAGACGGCAAGACGGTCTACTTACCCGGTCTTGTTGCATAAGTAGGAATAGATCCCCCACTTTTTAGGAGAGCAACGTGGAAGGCTTTAAGTCAAACCCAAAAATGAAATCAGACATCGCCTGCTATAAGGAGGGCGGATCGGTCTATAAATCCCGTACCCATAAAGAGGACCCCTCCGAGGCGGCAGAGGACAAGGCCATGGTCAAGAAGGGCATCCGCCAGCATGAGGCTGCCAAGCACAAGGGCGAGGAAAAGACCGAGATCAAGCTCAAGAACGGCGGCCGCAGCAAGAAAGAGGGCGGCAACGTCCGCAAGTACAAGACCGGCGGCGTATGCAACCCGATGAAGACCGGCGGGCTATCAAACCCGATGAAGACCGGCGGCGTGGCCAACATTAAAAAAGAGGGCGGCGCCATCGCCATGAAGAAGGACAAGGACGACAAGAAGTCCATCGCCCAGACCAAGAAGGCAAAGCCCGGCAAGGCAGACACACCCAGCGCCGCTACCGGCAAGAAAAAAGAGTCTCCCAAAACCGATAACAAGGCCGCCAAGAGCACGATGACGGCCTCCATGGTGGGTAGCCTACCCCAGGCCGGCAACGCCCCCAGCGCGGCCCTGAGCATGCCAGAGGACCAGCCGATCGAGATGATGGCCGACGGCGGCGTTCCGGGCATGGGCGGCGTCTCGGACTACGAGCGAGCAATGATAATGCCCGGCGCTATCTCTGACGCAGAGCGGGCCATGATGAGCATGCAGCGCAGACGTCGCAATATCCCGACCGGCGTCTCAATGGGCCCCATCGGGCAGCAGGCGCTGCAAGGAGCGGGCATGGGCGCCGCGGCATCCGCAGGTCCTATGGGCGGCGCGGCACCGATGGGTGCCACGTCCGACCTGATGCGGGGACTGCAGGCCGTTGGCCAGTACGCAGGCGGCGGGAGCACCTGCTGATGCCTATCGAGTCCAAGGCCCAGCAGCGGGCCATGTACGCCGCGGCCGCAGGAAAGTCCAACATCGGCATACCCAAGAAGGTAGGCAAGGAGTTTGTCTCCGCCGGCCCGGCAAAGAAGAACCTGCCCGAGAGAGCAAAAAGCTCGGCGCCAAAGCGGACATCCGGCCGCGGGAGGTAATCTGTGGCCTACTCAGGCACCACCAACCAGACCAAGATCAACGTTGGTCAGCTGATCGAGTACGCCTTCCGCGAGGCGGGCAAGACCTCGGAAGAGCAGACGGCGCAGTACGTCGTGGCGGGGAAGCAGGCGCTGTTTTACATCCTGCAAAACCTATCCAACCGCGGCGTCAACCTCTGGATGCTGGAGAACAAGCTGCTCGGGACCGTCACGGCACAGACCGTCGTCACCCTGCCCGAGGGAACCGTGGACGTGCGCGAGGCCAACTGGCGCTACGTTATTACGCCCCAGATCAGCGAGGCCCTGCCGCTATCCAACCCAAACGCCATCAACGCCTTCGACCAGGAGCTCGATACCTACGCCACCTCCACCATCGGAGACAACTGGCTGGGTGCGACCTACTCCAACGCGCAGAGAATCTTTCAGGTCGGGTTTAACTCCTACGGCACCTCGACGTACAACTTTGTATACGAGACAAGCGACGACGGCATTACCTGGACCGTTCGCGATACTCTGCCAGAGATAACCCTCACCGACAGGGAGTGGTACTACTTCCCCGTCGACCCGACACCGCAGCACCTATACTTTAGGCTGCGTGAGACCGTAGCCGCCACCTTCTCCGTGCGCGAGATCTCGTTCTCATACACCCAGCAAGATATCCCACTGGCCAGGCTAAACCGAGACGACTACTGGAACCTGCCAAACAAGCAGTTCACCTCGCAGAGATCGCTACAGTACTGGTTTGATCGTCAGATCACTCCACAGATGTATCTCTGGCCGATCCCGAGCAACGACTTCCAGCTGTTCCAGCTGGTCATTGAGAAGCAGCTCCCAGACGTGGGCAGCCTCTCAAACGAGCTCTACATACCCAACCGTTGGGTCGCGGCCGTGCAGAAGATGCTATCGCACCAGCTGGCTCTTCAGATACCAGGGGTGGACCTGCAGCGAATTCAGTACCTGGAGCAGCAGGCCAACAACTGGCTTGCTCAGGCGGAGAATGAAGAGCGAGACAAGTCGCCGATCTACTACGCCCCGGCCATCTCCTACTACACGAGATAGACATGCCAGCATACGTAATGACATACGACTCACTCGTAGAGGACGTGATACGTTACTCGGAGCGAGACGACGCGTCCTTTGTAAACCAGATACCGAGACTGATCGCCATGGCGGAGCAGGAGATCTCCGCTCAGGTAAAGACGCTGTGGGAGCTAAACGTCGTCACGACAAACTTAATCCCGGCAGAAGGGACTCTTACCAAGCCCGCAAGATGGAGAAAGACTGTATCCATGAAGATCGCTGGCGAGCCAGTCCTTCACCGATCGCAGGACTACGTGGCGCAGATACAGGCAGAGTTTAGCAACGCCAAACCCCTGTACTACGCAGACTACGACTACAGCCATTGGGCGCTTGGTCCCGTGCCGGATGACGACTACACCGTCGAGATTATCTACTACAGCCTGGTGCAGCCCCTGGACGAGACAAACCAGCAGAACCTGATCACGGCCGTCGCGCCGCAGGCCATCCTGTTTGGGACGCTACTCCAGGCCCAGGGATACCTCAAGTCTCCAGACAAGCTGCAGCTCTGGAAGGGGATGTACGACAATGCAATGCAGGCCCTGAAGGCCGAGAACGCA